GTTATCGTGGGTTCAGTTGAGGACCAAGTGGCGGTCTACGAGATAATCGTTGCTGCTCTTGTGCGCCGTTACGGTGGGAGCGTCACCATTGAGGCACACGAGTTATTTCACCCGAAGGCGAGGGCGATAAAGTGGCAGAGCCACCGCCATCCTGAGCCACACCCGTCCGGGCACCCCAACGTCACACTGGACGTGACAATGGTGGAGACAACTGAAAACCAGCCAGTTGGGGGCGAGGGTGACAAACCCGTTCGCGGTGGGGCGCTCAACTGAGCCAGCGCCAGAGGTCGAGGAGGCCATTGACGCGGAATTTGAGGACGCACCGCCACGGGTCAATGTCATATCTAATGTGACATTACGGGCGGAACTCCGCATATACGACGAGGACGAGGTGGCGGGGGCGCTGGGGCAGCAGGTACGCACCCTCAAACACTGGCGGACAACACGACAGGGACCGCCGTACATCAAAGTGGGGAGGGCGATATTTTACTTGTTTGGAGACTTGAGTGAGTGGTTGCGTAGCGTGAGAGTAGTACCAGACAACACAGGAGAGGGAAATGACGGAGCAGAGAAGGGACTACAGCAAGAACAACCCGCAGCCGGGGGACGTGCAGCCTCCGGAGCAGAACACGGTGACGCTGGGGGAGCCGATACCGGACCCGAGAAACCCAGTTGACCACCCCACTGACAATCCGGGTGGGCCGGGCTTCGATCCCAACTTGGTTGGCGGCGTTGGTGCACCCAGTTTGGAGGACAATGAGTCGGGTATTCCCCCCGAGCCGGAGCCTGATATCCCGCCTCCTGCGTCCGCTCCTCCCGCGAGTGAGGGCGGGGAGGGTGCAGGGGAGCAGGAGGTAGCGTCCGGTGCCTGACGAGCCACCCAAACTGACTATCGTGCCCCCTTCCGAGCCATCGGAGGGGGGTACAGACCGTAAAGAGCCTGACGACAAGGTGGTGAGGCTGCAGACTATAACGTCACTCGACTTGAACCCCAACGTCATACTGCAAGAGGCGATGCACGCAAACTTGGGTGGGGTGATCGTCATAGGATATTCTAATGACAAAAGTGAGTATTTTGCGTCGAGTATAGCCGCTGCGGACAGTGCCGTGTGGCTGCTGCAGCGATCAATTCATAAATTGATGAGGTTAGCAGATGAGGGTTGGGATGAGACACCACCTACTTCAAGCGCGTGACTGGTGTGCGGTCAAGCTGGGTTACAGGCGGATATATTACGTCAACTATGACCCACCAAACCACACTTACAAAGAGGCAAAAAATGACAATGGTGAGAGCGTGTGGGTGCGGCCGGATGGAGTGCTCAAAACTGAAGTCGTGATGGTGTTCAATTGGCGGGCACGGTGGCGGCTACTTCTGAGCGGTAAGGTGCAAGTCGTCTCTGTTGTGTGGATGGCGAACCAGCCAGACGTGGCTGGGGATGTGTTCAACTGGGTTGTCATACCTCCGTATGACAAAGTGGACCCAAAATTGAAGGTATAATTGCAATGGCCAAATTGAGCAAAGAAGACCGGCTTGATTTTGTGGCCGATATTACTGAACATTTGTTAGAGGGTATAGAAAACGGGGTGGAAATATTTGTCGTGCTGTCTTTTAGATATGACAAGGAGCGTGACACCATACAATGCTCAAATTCTAGTATTCATGCTAGGCCACCGCCATTTGATGATCGGTTAGAAGAGACAGTGAACAAAATAGTGACTGAGTTCATGGATGCTCGTCACCCACGATGGGCACAATAACCGAGGAGAGAAGTGATGTTTACTGCAGAGGAAGTTCAGACTGATCCCATTCTCGCTTTCTTCAATTACGAACACTTGTCGGAAAAACTGAAGGGTGTGAGCATGGAGTTTGCGGAGTTAGCGCGGGTAATTGTCGATGTTATCCCGCGCAACGCTGAACGCACCGTGGCGTTGCGCAAGCTGCTCGAAGCCAAGGACGCTGCAGTGAGGGCGTCACTTTAAGTCCACGCCGCCACCGGCATCAAAGGACGAGAAGACCGGTTCATCGCCGCCGATAGACGGCGTGTAATATACTGCAACTGTTGGCCCCCGAGGGCGGCGAGACATGCGTATTGTAAGGCGTCTGCCGGGTGAGACCATTCATCTTTCTCAGGTAGGGCTTTTCGCCGCCCATCGCGGGTCTTTCCGAACTTATAAGCTCCTGATAGGGCGCGAACTAGCTTGGGGCATCGAGACCCGTCGATCAAGATTGCAGCTTCTCCGCCGCGCTGTTCGAGGAACCACGTCTCACAGGCGCGTAGTCGCGCGTCTATATCGTTGGTTGACGCCGGATAGGCACTAAAACCATGCTTTTTGAGCAGGTCAAAACTGGTTTCTTCGTACAGACTATCTTTGGCTACCCCAGCGGGGTCTCCCACCATCGCTATTGGACGACCCCTATACCGCTCTTGCATGAGACGGGGGCGCAAATTCATTTGAATATGCTTCTCCAACCCCATATTCTCGACGGGGACTTCTTCAAGAACCAGCAATTGGCCCTTATGATTGGGCTGACAGATGATCGACCATGGATCGCGGCCGAAATCTTGCCCAATAAGCAGGAAATGCCCAATGACTGGCTCAAGCGAGTGTTTCACGTGAAACGACTTAACAAAACTATCACGAAAAACGGCAGCACCACTGGGGTCATCGCCGAAAAGGGCGTGAACGTAGCGTTTTACCCAGTTTGGTCCAAGCGTGGACCCTGCGAGCCGCTCATAATACTTTCGGCCTTGGGCCAGCCGTATCGGATCGTCTTCAGAGAGTAGTAGTGTGTCAGGGGTTTGGTTGAGCCACTGCAGATTTTCGGCTTCGGGGGTGAGACCACCCGGCTGGTAGAACATTTGCCAGTCGCTCGGAGTGTTTAACTCCATAAAATTGTACCATTCTCCCCCTTCCTCTGGGAAGTTGGTGTCCACGATGACCCCTTTCCACGTGCAGCCACCTAGTTTTGGGCCGGGGAAACGTCCACACCGGCCACCAATGGGGTCGATCAGCGAAATGTCAATCTCAATGCCCTCGTTGATCCACGCTCCGGTCAACTGGGACGACAGAAGACGCCGCTGGTCTTCAATGTTTTCAAGTGGGATCAGTATCCATTCTGAGCGAACGTCCCCAAATTTGATAAAAATGGTGTGTTCTGACACTTTGTACGACACAATGCCCTGTAAACCTGACATTATGTCCTTCAGCAAGGTCTCACGCATCTGTTTGAGAGTCTGCCGGACGATGGCAAAACGGGTGTACCTGTACCCGTCAGGAGCTTTTCCTTGCTGAATACTTCGGCGTAATAGCTCAAAAATGCACCCCAAAGTCTTGCCGGAGCCGACAGGACCGGCAACGAGCCGTCCAAACGCCTCACTCTGCATCATGCGCCCAATTGTGGGCGGGGCAGCGTAGTCAATGGTGATGTCGTCTGTGATGAGGGCCAATTGTCATACCTAGTATTACGTTGCGTCTTCAAAAATAGCTTCTGATCCAGCTATAGGATTAGGCTCGAACTCAGTTTCCCAGTCGAACTCAATCATATCAGGATCGCGTTCTTGGTAGTCGGTGATATCAATGGTGGGAGCAGCATCTTCATAGGCTACTTTGGCTTCACCCATGCTGATGTTGATGACCACACGTCCACCAGCGACAGCCTGTTCAGCGGTGGGTGGCGTGTCAAGCTGTGAGAACTTACCAAGTAGCTTCAGAAGCTCAATCTTGCTGTTGAGCGTCTGGCTCTTGTCGTGCAGGTAGGTGTCGCCCTCTTCCATCCACTCTTCAATCAGTGTGGCTGACTTGAGACGGATACGGGCGTTGGTGTTGAGGGCACCGTGCCATTGCTGGCGCTCGTGTGCGAGTAGTTCTTGGAAGCGGGGCCACTCATTAAGGGCGTCCCACGTGTCATTGTCGATCTGGTAGCGCGCAAGAACGTCTGCCACCGGGTAATGGTCAATGGCTATCTCTCGTGCTAGCTTAACTACGTTGACATCTTTTCCGAGGTCTAAAGCCTGTGGAACGGTCATAGTTCACCTTTTAGGTACTTGACGGCTCGTTCTAGTGCTTCAATGTTATCTTTGAAGTTTGCTAGCCCCATATTACAATGTTGACATATTAATCCACGTATTTTTTTAGTATTATGGCAATGATCAACGCTCAACAAACGTGTTTCTGGTGGTTTTGAGCAGATTTTGCAAACCCCATGTTGTTCTGCCAGCATAGCATTGTATTGCTCTAATGTTATACCATACAGCCTTTTATATTGATAGTGCCGGTATCTTTCATGTTTGGATGTAAATTTACGTGGTCTTGGTTGTCTTGGTTTTGGTTCTGGTTTGGGTCGCTCTGCATACCTTTTAGCGGATAGTTCTTTCAGTCTTTCAGAGTGTGTGTCATTCCATGCTTTGTTTTTGGCAAGCACCTTCTCCTTATTTTTCTTGTAATACTCTTTATTGTATTCTGTATTTGTCTTGGACATGGGGGGTTGACAACCTCTACAATACAGTGTAGAGTAGCATACCTGTTTTTGAAAGTCAAGGTGGCCATGGCCGAAGCGATCCCCACGACTGCGCCGCCTGTCGTCTCAACACACCCGACGCGCCCAGCGTTGCGAGTGATAGGGGGAACCGCTCTCACACAGATGTTAGAGCAGCAGCGGTTGCAGAGCCAGCCGCAGCAACAGAGCCAAGAAACACTTGATGACTTGGCTGCGTACGTCACAAATCAATATGAAATATTTTCAAATCATCGCAATACGCAGCCCGGCTGGGCGCGTAGGCTTTTAGCCGCACTGCGCACTTTTAATGGACAGTATGACCCTCAGAAGTTAGCGGCTATCCGGCAGTTCGGGGGGTCAGAAGTCTACGCCAGATTGGTCGCCATGAAGTGTCGTGGGGCCACTTCGCTTCTGCGGGATGTTTATCTGTCGCCGGAACGGGCTTGGGGTATCGGTGCTCCCGCCGACCCCGATGTCCCGCCAGAAGTGCAAGCGGCTATCCAAAAAATCGTCTTGATGGAGTTGTTCTCCCTCAAGCAAGCCGGTCAGCCAGTTGACGAGGAAGCGGCGCGGGAGCGCGCCAAACAGCTTTTCCTCATGGCACGCACAGCGGAAAAGAAAAACGCTGCTGATCGTGCCAAGTTGACTGAGGAGAAAATTGAGGAAATTTTTGTTGAAGGCGGGTTGTATCAAGCTTTTGCAGAGTTTCTTGTTGATTTGCCGCTGTTTCCGTTCGCTTGCTTGAAGGGGCCAGAAGTTCGGGTGGTCCCGCAAGTCCGCTACATGAACGGCGTCGCACAGGTGGTCAACCAGCCTCGTTTGTGCTGGTATCGAATTTCTCCGTTTGACTTGTACTGGACACCGGGAGCGTCCAGCATTGAACAAGCAGACGTGATTGAGCGCGGTAGAATTACACGGGCCGAACTCAATGACTGTCTCGATCTTCCGGGTTATAATCATGCGAATGTCGAGGCCGTGCTCGAAGAGTATGGGCGAGGCGGCATCGCGGATAATTGGGACGACACTGACACGGAGAGGGCGCTCTACGAGAACCGTGAAAACCCCCGGTGGAACCGGTCGGGGATGATGAATTTCCTCCGATTTACGGGGAACATTCAGGGTAAACTGCTGATCGACTACGGGATGACCGATCCAGTTATTCTAGGCCAGCCCCTCCGTGACCACCACGTTGAGTTGTGGCTGATTGGAAAATGGGTCATAAAATGCCAGTTGACACCAAGTCCGAGGAAGCGGCACCCGTACTACATCACGTCATTCGAGAAAGTGCCCGGAACGCCGGTTGGCAATGGCCTGCCGGATATTTTGTCGGACATAGAGGATGTCACCAACGCGACCTTGCGGTCCTTGGTCAACAATATGTCGATAGCCTCCGGGCCGCAAGTGATTATCTTAGACGACAGGCTCGCGCCGGGGGAGAACGGGGAGCAGATATTCCCGTGGAAGAGGTGGCACGCACAGAGCGACCCAACGGGGAACGGGAACACGCAGCCTCCGGTGGACTTCTTCCAGCCGCAGAGCAACGCACAAGAGCTACTGGCGGTCTATCAGGCGTTTGGCTCCATAGCCGACGACATATCAGCGATACCGAAGTATCTCTCCGGGCAGGGAGTAGGCTCGGGCGCAGGACGCACGTCTTCGGGTCTCGCTATGCTCATGGGCAACGCGAGCAAGATACTCCAAACGGTCGCCGCTAATATTGACCGGGACGTGTTCGATCCACTTCTGCAAGGCACCGTTGACGTTTTGATGCTCAGCGATACTGCTGGTTGGTTACGTGGCGACGAAAATATCCAAGTTAAAGGCGTCAACGTCGCCATTCAGCGTGAGACTGAGCGGTCCCGTCAGCTTGAGTTCTTGCAGATCACTGCTAATCCAATCGACGCTCCAATTCTTGGGGTTAAGGGCCGCGCTAACCTTCTGCGCGCTCTATCTACCAACATCGGGCTGGACGGCGAGCAGATCGTCCCGACCGAAGAGGAAATCGACGCCCAGCTTGAGGCCGAGGCACGCACTGCGGCTGAGATGGAAGCCCCTCCCCCTGAAGGGGAAACCACTGAGACCGTTGCTGCCGGAGCTAAGGCGCAGGGGCAACAGACGCCCAAGGGCGGTGATGTTACGAAAGACCAAGGTCCACGCACCCGTATTGCGGGTGGGGTAGGATAGGAGGGTACAATGCCACTTCAGTATGTAGACCGGGAAGACATTGGCGGTGCCCTTCGGCGGGCTGGCTCCACCAAAATTAGAATTGACAGTCAGGACTACGAGAATGTCCTGATTAACGAGTTGGCTGAGCCTTTTCTTCGTGTTGACAACGAAGACATGACAGGGATCGTTGGGGGAATTTCAACCGACACAACGGCTCCCGTCAACACCGGATTTACTCCCGCTGACAACGCTACAGGAGTATCGATCAACGTTGCTCCGACTGTGGCGTTTGACGTACCCGTCGTTCTCGGTGAAGCTGGGCTATTCACGCTGAAGAAAACATCCGACAACAGCACCATTGATAGTTGGGATGTTGCTGTCGATGCAGGGTCCGGTGCAGGGCAGGTTCAGATTTCCGGCAACAACGTGATACTGCATTTGACTGCCGCACTTGCAGCCGCAACGCAGTATTACATCATTTGG